ACTGTAGTAAATCCAAGATTTGCTCCAGTAGTAACCACTTCACCGTCAGAATCTGTGCTTATTGCAATTGTTGCAACACCAGCCCAGCTTGCACTTACTGTTGCAGCAGTAAGATCTTGTGGAGTTCCTGCATTTATTTGAACCTTCATAGAAGTACCACCAGAGAAAGCAGTTTGTTCAACAGATTTAATCTGTGTAATCAACGCTCCTTTTGGGATAAATTCTGTGATATTAAACTCATAAGTACCTGCAGCGAGTGCTCCAGAAGCAAATGAGGCATGGTTAGCAACATCTAATAGTACTTTAGCTACTTTTTTTACTGTTTGTGCCATTGTTATTATTTTAATAGTTAGTTAATTATTACAGGACTACAGGAGGAATTGCTGGAAGAACTGAAGCCATATAAGGATTCAGAATAGCTTCTAAACCAGCTTTAGTTGTAGTATCAGCAGTTGGCACCAATATAATGTTCTTAACAGGACTATTGCTAATACCAGTTAAAGACAATTGATGAGCATCAAATGATTCAATGATGTAAGCTACATACTTAGCACCATCTACAACAGGAACTGGGTAATCAATTCTGATTACTTCAAAACCTCTGTACTGAGAGTATTTTCTCTGACCCGCAGTATTCTTGTATAAAATAGTCCACTGACGAGAAGTACCCTGACCTTCATAAGGAGCAGAATCTTCTGAATTAAGAACAGTAGAGCTATCAAAAGCACCACCAAGACCTACAAGCAATCTTGTTTTAACAGTTGGCTTTCTATCCTCATATGCAGTGTCTTCATCCATTGCAACTAAAAGCAATTGATCACAATCACCAGCACCTGCAGTGCTAAGATCAATCAATTCAATAGTAGCAGTGTTAGGAACGTTACCTGCAGCAACTACTTTGGTAAATGTTTCAACCAATGCGTCTGTAAGAACAATTGATTTAGTAATACCAGAAGGGGTTACAACTACTGGAACTGTAGTACCAGCAACTGAAGTAATTGCTACACCTGAACCACCATCAGAATCAAGAGCAAATGCCATAACTGGAACATTACCGCCAAAAGATACACTATTAAATGCAAATTGACGGGAATTTCTATTTACTACATAAGCCAGATTCTTAACCAAATGGTCAAGTGATTTAGAATAACCTGCAGTTGAATATTCAGGAGAAGTAAAGCTAAAGTTTTTACCAAAACCACCATGGGTTGAAGTATAAAACTCTTGTATACGAGTACCTCTAAAACCTAAGCGCAGAGTATATTCTGCATTATCTTCTATATTAATTTGGTTAGCTGCTGTAGCATCTTTAGATCCTACTACCCATGCAGAATTACATGGAGCGCTATAAGCTTGACCAGTAAAAGCTATAATGTTCGCACCAACAATATCAGTTGACTCTTCATAAGGACGAACAGCCAAAGGAAATTTAATAGATGCTGGTACATTAGAAGAATTAGATGTACCTTGAACAATCCTGATTACAGGAGAATCTGCAACAGTATCACCAGGTGCAATTGCTTTCATAAGTGTGTTATTACCACGACCTGAAGCATCAATTATACCAAGTTGACCATCACCAAGATTTACACTACCTGTGCTTGAGTTAATCAGTGCTGTGCCAGGAGCCAACAGAGACTGATTTGTTTTTGCCACTAGAATTGATTCTACGGCACGTTTGTTACCTACTCTTTTCATTTTAATTTTTTAATTTATTCGTTAATATTTAACTTCTGCTGTTTAATTTGCAAAAAGTTAGGGTCTGAAATTATTCTTGCAGCTTCAGTAACTGCTATATCAACAATTTCTGAATGGCTATGTTCTGGTAAGTCACATTCTACTGTAACTGTAGAAGAGCCATTCATATCTGTATATCCTCCTAAACAAACTTTATTAGGGAATTTCAAGTATTCTACATAAACTTCAGGAATTGTAAAAGTTCCATCAGTGTACAAATATATAGAACCAATTGAATCTGCAGTTTGGTCTGTTCTTGCGAAATTACAAACTACTTCTCCCCATTCAAAAGAAGGTTTGTAGAAAGGATTTGCTAATAATACATCACTTAGATCATCGTGTTGTATCTCTTTAACTCTAGCGACTTTATCAACACAACCTGTTTTACTTACCTTTGCAGTTAGTCTTGTAAGAAATAAAAAGTTAAATGCAAGATTTGACAATTTTAATTCATACATATTACCACTTACTAAAGATGGTATTATTGCAGGTTGTTTGGAGGTTGGGCTATTTATTTGTAGAGTTCTTAAATCCTGTATTCTTTTTTGGGAAGTTTCAAAACCAAGTTTTTTATTATTAGTTATGCCAAATCTTTGCTTAATAAATATTCTTATAGCTTCATTAAGTATCCAGTCTATTTCAGCGGGAATAAAATTCTGCCTCTGTAGACTGTCTACTTTATCAATTTTATATTTAAAATCGTAATGAAGTTCTTTTATAGTCATTAGATAGATCTTTTAGCAACTAATTGTTTCTTTAGTTCTTTAACCTCATCCTGTTTTTCAGGATTCATTAGGAATTTAACAGCATCATCTTTTCTCTGTCCTAAAACCATTTTCTTTGCCCCCCATGTATAAGTACCTTGATATTCTGATACTATCCATGCATCTTGTAAATCCTGCAGAAGATATCTTGCTTCAAATTCTTCTCTGCCGTCAGCAGTTTTAAGCAAGTTATACATTTTCTCAAACTCTGTTATATTATCTTTACCAGGAGTGGTATCTTTAATATAACTGTCTAATAGATTATAAGCTTGTTGATTTGTAAGAATTCCTTTAGCAATTCCAAGGACTTTAATCATTTTCTTTTGTGTTTCAGGATCAAAATCAGAATCTGCAAGTTTAGCTGTAGCTGAATTTAATTTCTGAACTTTACGATACTTAATATCCTCAGTTTCATTCTCCAGACTTATGTAATACATTGCTTCTGGATATTTACCTGCTTCAAGATCTTTTCTTGAAGGAGCAAATTTCTTTGATACAAGCATTGCTCTATATGCCAAATAATCATTCATATTCTCTGTATCAAGAATAGTCACACCATCATTCATAGAAAACTTAAAAGTTTGGTAGAATGTAGGTGCTTTATCTTTATCAAAGTTATTTCTGTTATAAGGTTCATCAGTAAAATAACCGTAAGGTTTATTAAACTTGATTTCTACAAGGTGTTGTTCTCTAACAGTATCTGCACCTTTAAGTGCTTCAAAACCTGCTGGTAGACCAGTACCATCCTTATAAGGATTATCTACATATTTATTCAGACCTGTATTCAAAGCTCCACCTCTTGAGGCAGATGGGAGTATCGAGAATGTATCACGACACCCCCTTGTAATCTTAGTTTGATTTAAACGGACATTAGTTTTACCGTTTACTACTTCAGATATTTTTGTTGCTGTCTTTCTTGGGACAGTACTAACAAATACTTTTGCCATTAATTAATTAATTTTGTTTATTCAAATTTGACTATCTATTAATAGTCGGTATCAAGGATAATTTCACCACCTCTTGATACGTCTTTGATCCATATACCAGCAGTACCTTCAGTAAACCATTCACAACCTGCTTTTGGACTACCCCATTGACCACCTTTAATAGGACCCATAGGACCTACAGATCCAGGTACAAAACCATAACGTCTTGTATCTTTCACAGACAGCATTGAGATATTATCCATACCGTTACCATCCTTACCAAAGTCAAGGAAAGTCATTCTCCATGAATCAATAGGTTTAGTAGGGTATAGAGGGTGAACTCTTTTACAGAACTTAGTATCATCGTACAGAGGGTTAATCATCAGAGTAACTTCCATACCATTCATACCACGGTAATGAACAAATTGAGCACCATATGAAAGGTGTCTTGGATCTCCATCATTAGCCTTTTGGATGTAATGAGTGTCAACAGTTAAGAATGAGCTTGCAGATTTAGCCAGCAATTCATGGAATGCAATAGCACCCATAGAACCAGTCATAGCAACAATCTTACGATCGCCTTCACTAACACGAGAGAACCATATAGCATCCAGATAATCAGCCAACATAGCTTCAGTCAATACACCATTGTAATAAAGGATATGACCATCACGTAATTGAGCTCTTACACCAGGACCTGTTTTTTGCATGTAACCATTCTTACCAATGTTTGTGGTCTTTTCACCTTTCCACATTTGGTATTCCATATCAGTATACAACACATCTTCATTCTTAGCCTGAGCCAAAGGAATGAATTTCTCAGAATATTTAATTTCACCAGTTTTCTGATCTCTGTATGGTACAGGCATAGCCAAACGACCATCCTCACGCATAGCTTTATCAGTAACAGTGAATTTCTGAGCAAATGCGCCTACCTGACATTCCAGTTCAAATGAGTTACCAAACTGCATTGTGCCAAAGTATTCATTGAATTCTGAAGGTACAGTAGTCCATGCTTTGCTGAACTCACGACCAACTTCAAGATACTGTGAAGGAAAGAATTTAGTAAAATCATCTGTTTGAAGACGTACTGTATAGATATATCCATTACCATCATGGATAGGACCTTCCAGAATCTCCAATTTGTAATCATCATGTTCACCTTCGATTACATCTGGGTGAGCATAATAACCTTCATCCAATTTAATACGGAATGGTGTTCTGCCAAGACCTGGTTTTGAACCAACGGCATCTAAACCATCCAATACTTCTACTGAGCGAAGGAATTTCTCTTGAGCACCTACTAGTTTCCAACGATAGATTTCATTATCTATTTCTATCATTTTACCCTTAGCTTGTGTCATACCAATCAATGGCTTACCATTGAAACGGTCAGTTGAAGAGAACAACTGTCCCATATATTTATCGAAGATATGGGGTTTACCACTATCATATGCAGCGGCGAGCATGTCTGAATCGAAAAAATTTCCACCAAATCCTTCATATACTTTAGTTTGAATTTGGGTTGTCCAGTTAAACATATTTGTTTCTTAATTTAGTTAGTTAATATTGTTTTTTAATTAAAGAACAGAATTCCAATCAAATTCTCCTTTCTTTGTACCATCTGAAGCAGAACCTCCTTTAAATCTACTAGTAGATTGAGTAAGCTGATCAAGCTTATCTTTTAATCCTTTAGTAACTTTAGTTTCAGCACTTTTACTCAGATTGCTAAAGTTGAAATATAACTCTCCAGTTTTTTTATCCTGCTCAAGTCTGTTAAGAATATCTGAAAGTACAAGAGTAAGTTTTGGATCTTGTAAAACTACATTATTAAGTCTATACTTAAAATCAGTAGTTTTAGAACCATCTTCCAATTCAATTTCAGAATAAAGAGATCTAAGAGCTTTTGGTTTAGCATTTTTACCTATAACATATCCACCTCCAAAGTCTTCTGTTTTAGATAAAGTTTCATTTAGAATCTGCCACCTTTCTTTCTCTACTCTCTCTCTTTTTTCTTTTTCTTCTTTTGCTTTTTTAGTTAAGGCTAATTTATCTTGATTATCCAGTTCTTTAAGTTCATTAAAAGCCTCTTTAGATTCTGTATCAAGCTCAAGCAAGTTATCTACAAACTGAACCTGCTTTTCTGCTTTTTCCTCTGTAAAGCCTTTTCTTATATAGAAAGCTTTTAACACTTTCTTTTGATCTTCTTTATCAGTAAGATCAATATTTGCTAAATCAAGTGATTTAGATTGTATATCTCTAAAAGACTTTACATCTTTACCACCAGTAAGCATATATTCAAGTAATTCTCTGCCATCTTCAGGAAGACTATTCCATAGATCTTTTGCTACGGTTTGTCTTCTATATCTGTCAGATTCTGCTATTGCTTCTTCAAACTCTTCCTCTGTAGTAGGTTTTTTATAGTCTTCAGGCAAGTGCAGATAACCAAGCTCAACAAGACTATCAAATTTCTTTGAAAGGTCATTATCTTCTTCATTATCCTGAGAATTTTCATTCTCATTGGATGCTGACTTGGTAGAATTTTCAATAGTAAGGTTAGTATCAGAAGAGTCATCAACATCTTCTTCATTTTCATCTGCTTGATCCTCAATTGGATCAGCATCTTTTGCTTTAGCAAAAGCAGCTCCTTTATCATAAAAGGAGGCTCTTGCGTTCATTATTTCTGGTGATTCTGTTCCATCAAACATTATCAGACCATTCTTATTGTTATCTTCCATAACTTTACAAATATACAAAATTTTTTGTTATTTTTCAAATATTTTTTGACTATCAAGAATGATTGTTAAAAACTCTATAGCCATTTCTTATATAAAAATTGTTACTTTTTATTTGTAGAAGAAGGTTTCTTTTTAGCTGCAATCTTTTTAACCTCTACTTCCTTCTCTTTTACTTTTCTATCAGCTTGTCTTTCTCTGATTTCATCAGCATGTTTTTTAGCTTCTAAGGCTATTCTCTTATCTTCCTGGTCTAATTCTTTCTGTTTTATATTGATATCGTGTTGTAATTGAGCAGCTTCTATAGGGTCAGGTACTCCATCTTTATCAACATCAAGATCTTGCTGTAACTTATAAACATCCATGGCTTTAAGTTCTTTTTCATGCTCATACTTACGTTCCTGCATGTTCCATTCATGATCTTGTTCATCCTCTCTGGCTTCAATCTGCATTTGGTTAATTTTCTCCTGACTTTGTAATTGAGCCTGCTCGTTCTGTTGAGTTAATTGTTCTCTAATATTCTCAAGTTGCTTAATTTCGCGCTTATATGCTTCAATAGAAGTATGTTGGAACATTCCAATAACATCAGATATTTTGTATCCATTCTGCATCATTGGTTGAGCAAGAGCTCTTATAGCCTGAAATGTTTCATTATCTTTTATAGAATCAGTAATAAACACTCCTACATCAGCATTAGTAAAATCATCAGGTCGTAACTCCAGAACACCTCTTGAAAGGTCATCCAGTAGGTAAGGAATCTTTTCTTTATTTTTCCATGTTTTTATAGCTACTTCTACCAAAGAAGTTAAAACCTGTTCCCATAATAGATTATGACTAAGAAACAATAATTCAGTTACAGTACTTGATTGTAATATAGCTGTTTGAGTGCCTGTTACAGATTCCTGTGGATTTGTCTGTCCTTCTCTTTGTCTACTTATACCTACAGCTTCACCTATTTGTTCAT